TTTGCATAAACCTTAGTTCCATTATTTCTATCTGCTACCATCCTAACGCCGCAGGCGCTATTTATATATGTAGTGGGTTTAGACCCATCACCGTGAACTGACGTAACATATATATTTGAATCAATAATAGGCTGTTCTGATTGAAACCCAGCTACCCCTGCCAAAAGATTTAGATTAGCGTCTATTTTGATATTAAGATTGTGTGCAGATTTTGTGTAATTAGTTGCGCCACTTATCGCGGGCAGGGACACGTAAGCACATTGAGCCGAACCATTTCTCACTCGGAATTTAAGGTCCTGAAAATCACCACCCCAACCATTATGCGCAAGCATAACATCGTTTTGCGCTGGATTATTTAAGCAGTCGAACCAATCGCTGGTTATATCCCAGCATGAGTCAAAATCTACAGAATGTCTTAAACCATCCCCTGTGCCTTTTCCTATATGTATGTTTGTTGTCCCTCTTAAAAAAGCCAATCCGTAACCTTGACCTGACGTTACCTGCTGAGGATTGCTTATATCCCAGTTATTAACTATTACATTATGGCACCGTCTTGCAGAAAGTGCTGCGCCCGCTATGTCTGTACCTTTAAAACCATTGACAAGTACACCATCACACCCATCAAACAACAATCCGCTATTGGCTACTGACCCCGAAACTGCGTTAAAATTCCAGCCTTTTATACTAATGTCATTTACCATTGATATACGATATATATTTTCAGAGTAGACTGCTTTGTCGGCTCGCACAAAATCAGACAGCACTATAGTTGACCCTGAGACAGACTTCACCTTATGTACTTCTATATTTATTTGCGTTGATCCGTCAGTAGCTCTTGCGCTACCATCTTGAAGTACAATGAAATCACCGCTGCTTATATCTGAGGCCAACGATGTTACAGTCAGTTCGTTGTCGTATCTTGAGACTGGCGATGCTAGTTGATATTTAACTACAGATGCTACACCTGAGAAAGATAAGCAGCTAGCGTCTGCAATGTCTTCAGGCTCGACTGAAAAACCATCCTTGCATTTTAACTTTAGGCTTGAAGTCATATTCACGGTGAACTTGAAATTCATCCCCTCAAATACGCACTCAACATCGTTTTCTGAACAGTAGTTCAGAAAATTGTCAGCAGCTATGCTAGAGACAATAGGCGTCTCTAAAATCCCAAAACTATGAGATGTTATGTTAGATGAATTTTTGCACCACACACCATTGCCAACACCATCAGCCGTGAACCACGTTTCAACCTGACCTGAATCATTCCAATCACTAGGGAAAGTTTTATCAGGATCAATGACAGTACCGCCGTTGTGATCTGATTTAACTTTGGTAGAATCCCAATAAAACTTACCACCCCCGACATCACTGTTAGGGTGGTAACCTAAAACAGAAATTAATTCTCGTTCTAACTGCGGTTTAACGCTTATTAACTCTTTTATAGAATTTACGTACTCGACTTTTTTAGACTTGTTTATCCAGGAGCCAACTCCGCTGTCAGAAGCTTCGCCTTCAGTTGATGCTACGTCATAGACGTAGTCAACGTAAGTTGTGGCGCCACTGTACACACGAGCACGCGTGAAGTCATCTGGATCTAACGCTGTCATCTCTGCGATTGAGTCAACAGCTACAGGCACGTCTAGGCGGTCAATCTGGTACTCGTTCTCGCCGCGCTGTTGGGTTACTTGGCCTTTACCTAATATTAAGTCTTGGACGCCCGCTTTACTCTTGCGGACCACTCGTTGATTTGCCATTAGTCGAATGCTCCTGAATAAGTCGATCTAAAGTTATTAGCGTTACTAGTACCGTTAGTACTATTTGTATTCTTAGCTACGTCGAGTTCTCGATTATACAGTTGCATCGACTCAGCTGCCATGTCTCGGTACTGTACGTCTAGGTCATCGCGGAATGCATGTGCAACTACGTAGTGCTTTAAAGCAGTATCAAACATCGAAGGCATTTCTAGCTCGTCTAAGACGTCTGTCAAGGTATCTGGTATGCGAGTATACCAGATATTAACTGCGCCTGTAGAGTCTACTATGTCAGTTACAAATCCGAAGTCATCGATTTGCTCAGACTGAATACTAGGATCAAATAGCTGAGTTACTTCACCAAATACTGAGTCAAAAGTGTAGTCAGGCTCACCAGTTAGTCCTGTGACCACACCGAAGTACTCGTCGCCGGCGAACTCTATAGTTCCTGCATTTTCAAAAGGGTAGTTATTTTCTGCTATACCTTCATTAGGTATAGGGTATACTCGGATTTGATCTAGATTACGGTTATCAAATATTAGTGCAGCAACCTGGTCACCTTCATCTAGCTCCCAACGTTGTTCACCGATGTAATCTATATTAACGCTACGCCCACGTTCTCTAGAGTCATACGTACCACGCGATAAACGTTGTTTCTTAGCTCGCTCATCCATATTGTCATAGGAATATAAAGGTATCTCAGTGCTGTCAAAAGAAGCACGCTGGATGAGCCATAAGTTTTCAGGTAAAGTGTAAGTGTCAACGCCAATTTCAACTATGAACTCGTGTCGACCTTTTAGAATTTGGGTTTGCTTAGCGAGGTCTTTCTGACCTTCGTCTAGTATACGAAGTAGTCGATCGTCTGACCAACGTTCAGCTTCGGGATCGGCCAGAGTGTCTCTAGCCCGTAGTAGAATGTTTTCTATTCGTGTAGCCATGAGACCAGCCTAAGAAAGCGCCCAGGTTTTACCCTGGGCTGAGGTTAGGATTAGTTGATTTGAGTGTACTCACCAGTATTCTTCTGGTATTCCAAGTACTCAACAACCACAACGTAATGAGCCACGTTAGTAGCTACACCTGTTACGGTTAACCCTAGAAACAAGTCTACACCTGTACCAGTAACACTTTGACCAGTGAAAGTACCTTGCTTACCTACAGTCTTCAGGTTGGCAGCAGAAAGAACTTCTGTGCCACCTTCAGCTGTACCAAGTTTAGCACTTGCGCTGGTCGCTGCGTCACCGGCAGTAACCACGTTAACGTAAGCGTTAGTGATAATTGCGTCAGGTGGTAGCTTCGCGATTAAAAAGTTACCAGTTGCAGCAGGGATTTCACCTTCCTGCAAATTAGTACCTTCTCGCACATCTGCGGCAAATACGCAGATGCTTTTCTTTTGGGCGAACTCGCCTGAGCGAGTGATATCTGTGTTAGCCATGTTATGCCACCTTCACGTCAACAGCGATAACACCGTAGTCAAGATCAGAAATCTTGGCTTGTTTGTACTTGGCGTTTTCCGCTTTAAGGTTAGTTTTACGAGCTTCCATCCAGAACTCGACGGCAGACTCAGACTTAATACCAAAGTCTTGAGACTCTTGATACTTATAGTCAGGCATTTTACCGAATGCAGTCTGAAGACCACCTGCGCCAAGAATAACACCACGAGAGTGTAGTTCAGTAGACGCGTAGTCAAAGCCTTCTTGACCTGTCCAAATAGCAGAAGCAGGAGCTGCACCAGCATACTGACGTAGACCAGAAATTTCAATTTCTGAGTCACTTAAACCCCAACCTCCAGTAGAACCACCAGTCGCACCGAAGAACTGTTCAGCTTCTACGATTAGCAAGCTACCAAGTTTACCGATAACGCCGCTGATGTTACGGTTTTTGCTACCGCGAAAGTCACCAGAGCGTACGATAGTCTGATAGCCTGCAGTGTCTTTACGAAGCAAGTTAGCCATCGCAGAGTCGACAACGAATAACCAAACGGGCTTGCCGTCAGCGGTAATGTACGGATCCATAGGACGACGCACAGCACCAGTAGTAAAACCTTGAGAGGTCTTAAGTGTTTTTTCGATGTCTAACAAAGAGTTAAAGTCGAAAGTAGCGTTTAAGTCAATTACGTGACTAGGCGCTTGACGACCATCTTCATTAGTGATCAAGTTACCTTGAGCGGCGTCGAAAAGAGACTGATCTTTGAAGCGAGTGAATAAGTCACCAAGCTTGCTACGAGAGTCAGCGTGTTCGTTAATTGACAAATCGCCAATATCAACACCATCGAACTTATCACCGTTGTCTACAACAAGGCGGTAACGCTCAACAGTCACTTTGTCAGAGAACTTCTTCTTCTGCTCACCTTTACCAAAAGCAGTATCTTTACCTTTGATAGCTTTACCACTTAGGTTGCCATCGAAGTCAAATACTACGGTGTGACCAGAACCAGAGTTCTCGTTATTGGCTTGCATTACAATTGCGTCTTTAGTGGTACCTGTCATAGGCGCCCAGAAAGACTTACTTGCCGCTTGTACCAAGCCTTCGCGCATCCACTTCTTGCGTTTCAGATCGGAACTTAGGCTAACTACACCAGTTGGCATAATAATTTCCTTTAAGTTAGTTAGTAAGTGAGTTACAAGTGAACGAGGTATCGGACGCCGAGCTCGAGGTACTTATTTACTCTGTCCTTTATTATACGGCTCGACGTTCAAAAAGTACACTTATTAAATTTAATACGTTTCGTCTTTGTACGATTCTCGTACATCTGCTTCAACAGCCAGATCAGTAGGTTTACTACCACCAGGTGCTTTGCCTAAATTAGGCTCATCAGGCGCTTTTGTACCTTTGTCTAAGACTTTAGGCTTGCCTAAGTACTCAGCAGAAGTCGCTAAGAATTGCTCGAATGTGATTTCACCACTAGCTAACTGTTTAGTGAGACGCGGAGGTAAGTCATTGTCAATAACGTCATCAGTTAGTTGGAAATCAGGGTACGCAGCGTTGTGCTCTTCTAGTAAACGAGTGCGCTTTTCAAGCTCTGTCTCGTTAACCGCTTTTTCTTTAATTTCTTTGGTGCGGTTACCGAAGCTCTCGCGGTTAGCTTGCTCGTACTCATTTAGCTTAGTACGCCAGGCATCAGGATCTTCATGTTTTAGGGCGTCTAAGTCTTCTTGCTGTTCTTTACTAAGCTTAGACATTGCGTCTTTTTCCCACTCAGTAAGCAGTTGTTCGTTTTCAGTCTTCAGCACTTTCAAGTCTTGACGTGAGCGAGTGTAGTCAGCTTGTGTATCGCGACGACGGCGTTCAGCCATTGCAGCATACGCTAATTCAGGTGATACTTCAGTATCTTCAGGAAGAGCCCAGGATCCGTTGTCGTCTTTAGTCATGCTATCTGTTAAAGAATTTACTACTTCTTCAATAGACGGCTGCTCTGCAGGAGTGTCTTTCATTTTCGTTCCTTATATTAATGTCTGAGTGACTTCTTAAATTTAACAAATTTATTTACAATTGTAAACAGTCTTGATAAAATAAATAATAAATTTAATAAGGAACTGTCAAGTGGCTATATACACCTTCTCTACTAAGACAAAGCGGCCAGAGGATGCTGAAGCAGTAGAAGCTCTTAAAGCCCACTGTGAACGCCATAATGTGAACTTCAGCGCTGTTATCATCAACCTTATCAAGGAGCACGACTGTGGAAATAAAGTACAACGTAGTCAGCCGACTGATAAATAACCAAAGCGTTGATGAGATAGCTAACGAGCTTGAAATTCCTAAGACTACCGTTATGCGTATGCGTCGTGAGTTTGAGAAGGCGCGAGCTAATGATCAACTTCACGAATTCATTGACATGGATAAAGTGTTACTAGATCAGCTAACTGAACAGATGATTGATAATTCACCTCTACACTTACAAGATGATGTTATTGAGCACGTAGCAGAGATTAAGCAAGCTAAGACTTTGTTAGACGCCTTGTCTGAAGACATGGTCATTACAGCTAAAGCATTAACAACGCGCATTAAGTCTATGAGTAGTACTATTGAGCACGTTAGTGAGCTTGAGGGCCTGGCAAATGCGTTAGCTAACTTAAACAAGTCATTCTTCCAAGATCAGCGCACACAAGTTAACGTACAGAATAACTTTGGCGGTGAGTCACCAGCAGCGTCATACGGAGCATTCTTAAGTGATAAACCTTCGAATAACTGAACAGCAATTTGACGAGCTGTACCCTGATCTCGTAGGCTTGTATGACCACTTTGATCAACCGCCACCGTCTACAACAACTAAGAATGACTTTGAGCAACGCTACCTTAGCTCTAAGTTGTGGCGTCTGAATAACCTATATACAGTTATCAACAAAGATGGCGAACCAGTAACGTTCCGCATGAATCTAGCACAACATAAAGTGTATGCAGCCACGCGCTTGCACCCGCGCGTTATTATATTAAAGTCACGTCAACAAGGTATCTCTACCTTCTGGCTTGTTAGTTACTTCGACGACGGTGCCTTCTGTCCTTACCTGAACGTAGGACTCATGGCCCAGGGTACCGACGAGGCCACTACACTGCTTGAGCGTGCAAAATTCCTGTGGGATACTCTCGACTCTGGAGTCAAAGAATTTTTAGGCATTCGTCTGACAAAAGATAACACTAAAGAGTTTGCGTTCTCTAACAACAGCACAATTTTTATACGTGTATCTTTCCGGTCTACTACTCTACAGCGCTTGCATATCTCTGAGTTTGGTAAGATAGCTAATGCTAACCCTCAGCGTGCAAAAGAAACTAAGACTGGTACACTCCAGGCTCTTGGTAAAGGCAACACTGGTGTAATCGAGTCGACAGCTGAAGGTCGCAATATGTTCAAGGACTTGTGGGATGCATCTATCCTGGCACTTCATTCTGGACAAATGACCGCTAAGGACTTCTACCCTATCTTCTTATCCTGGTTGGACGACCCTGACTGTACTCAGGAAGTGTTACAGAGTGAAGACGCTGAAGCAACTAAGTACTTTGAAGAGCTCGAACGTAAGCTAAGTGTCAAACTAAGCCAAGAGCAGAAGAACTTCTGGATTGCGCAGCGCCGTGAGCTCGGACCGGACTTGTTCCAAGAGTATCCTGCTACACCAGAAGAGGCATTTCTGGCATCGCGCGACGGTACTTACTACTCTAAGAAGTTCAACGAGCTTGTTGTTCGCAAAGGCCGTGTACAGGCCGATCTGTACGACCCTAACTTGCCTGTGGACGTCTTTTTCGACCTGGGTGTCGATGACTATACAGTCATGGGTTTTGTACAGTGGTATCGTGGTGCCTATCGCATTGTAGCTGAGTACTGGAATAACGGTTATGGCATTGGCCACTATATCGACTATGCTCATGATACTGGCTGGGACATACGAGACCTGGTATTACCGCATGATGCTAACCAACGCGGAACTAACACTGCAGGCTCAGGCTTAGCTAAGAGTACCCGGGACATCGCGGATGAGCATATAGATAGTATGGGTTATAATATGGGCACGCGTGTTCTCGCTCGTACAGCACTCGCCGATGGTATCCAGGCAGTACGTCGCATAATACCGATGATGTGGATCGACGCTAAGTGCACTTATATTATCGATTGCATGAATAACTACTCTAAGGACTTTGACGACAAGCTTCAAGTCTGGAAGAAAACACCCCGCCACGACGAGTTCTCTCACGGTGCGGACATGGTACGACAAATTGCTATGGGCGTTAGTGAGAGTGAGAGCTCTAACGACTCAGTCAGAGCAATACCTCAACGTTATCAACAATCCTCAGGATTTGCACTATGAAACAATACATTGGAACTAAAATTGTCAACGCGATGCCTATGCGCCGTGATGCTTATAATGACTACCGTGGTTGGCAGTTACCAGCTGATGAAGATGGAACTGACGAAGGTTACTTAGTTGAGTACACCGATGGTGGTAAAACTAATGACTCACGACACGCCGGCTATATCTCTTGGTCTCCGAAAGAGCAGTTTGACAATGCTTACAACGACACGTCTGATGCAATGACCTTCGGGCATGCTATTGAAGCTTTAAAGCTCGGCTTGAAAGTAGCTCGTAAAGGATGGAACGGTAAGAACATGTTTATTGTGTATATGCCTCCACTCTACTTACCTCCTGCTAATACCGCTGAGCCTGGTCCTAAGGTTAATACTCGGACTGCTAAACACATTGGTGAAGATGCGCCTCTTGACTGCCAACCTTACATTGCGATGTATAACGCACAGAAGCAGTGGATTCCTGGTTGGGTAGCTTCGCAATCCGATATGCTTTCGGAAGACTGGGTTATCGTATAACCATACTGGCTGTCTTCGGACGGCCTTTATTATACTGCGAAATTTAATAAATTTATTAACTTACTATGACGAAACATATTTTACTGGACAGTGAACCATTGGCAAGAGGCGGCCAGGCTGTCCCTAGGGTGCCCTACGACCAGGTTGTTAGACAATCTTACTTCAAAGCAATCCGATTGTTAGACAATCTTACTTTAAGACAATCCGATTGTTAGACAATCTTACTTTAAAACAATGAGACAATCAAACAATACTACTTAGAGACAATCCGATTGTTAGACAATCTTACTTTAAGACAATCAATATTCATCAAACTTATAAGTCATATAGATAAAATAAATTTTACTTTTGGTAGAATCTATGATATTCGCATGCACACATATATAAATAAGTCAATATAACTCAAGTTATAAAAAATCAATTTAATATAACCAAACGATATTTCACATTTGAAAATAAAAGTATATTATTTAATTATCAACTAACAACTAAGAGAATAAAGATGAATATACAAATAAGTAAATTAAATTCAATTTTAATTGTACTTTTCGAGTTAAACGTTATATATTTAATTCAAGGTTAATCGAGCATTGACTTAGATCTTTAACAATTTGGTGTTCTTCTTAGTAAGGGTTATTATAACCCTTATAATGTGACAATGTCGTCACTATAAACTAAGGAGACTATTATGTCTAACGTTAAGAAAGTATTCGTTGAAATCGCCAACCTATTAGAAGAGAACTCTAATAAGAAAGTGAGTACGATACTACCTCAACTAATGGAACTCATGACCGCGAAAAGTGGCGGTGGTAGTGACATTGGTAAGACTTTCTTGAAAGACGAGAACGGCGAAGTATTCGCGATCTATTGTTACTACCACAAGAAGTGGGAACTAATTAGTGAGTGCGAATATGGTTCTAAGAAAGGTACCTCAACTAACCTTAACACTATGTGTAAGGAAGGGGTCTCTAATTGGACCAAGCAACGTCGACTCGCCAAAAAAGGAAAGGATGAGTTACTAACTAAAGTCTTAGACGGTGAAATCCTTCAAGAAAATTTGGCGAGTGCCATTGAAGAACTTGAAGAGTCAACTCGAGTCATCATTCCTCGTGAAGATGGTCAAGGTTACGATACCGCCGAAGAAGTTAGTGAGGTATTCGCGAACAACGTCAACGAAGAACTATAGACGTAATGGGTACTAGAAATAGTACCCTTACTAAGAAGAACACCAAATTAAGGAGCAACTAATGAAACTTGTAGTCATAAGAAACGTACCTCTTGAAATATTCGAGAGTTACCTAAATAGCATACCGTCGGCCATCTATAATGGCGAGGACGCCGTATTCCCTCATGATTGTCTAGAGTTGGTTACTAATCATCCAACGACGGTTGATCTAATGGGCGAAGAGGACATCGACTTCAACGTAGAAGTAGTGGAGTACTAGTATGGTGGAGTTCGGTGTAGTCGTAGTATCATCAATATTGTTCATAGTTGGCCTATGGTCAATCGCATTTGAGAGGTTAAACTAATGGAAACTTTAGAGTCACTTGATATGACCGTGATAGTCTTCGCGACTAATCACTTAGATATTAAGACAACTTATGTGTATGGTCGAGAACACACCCAAGAGGACTTGGAAGAGATAGCACTCGCTTCACTCGCGGAAGAGTATGACGAGGAGGTACTAGAAGGGTTCGAGATACTCTCGATCGTGTATTAGTTATGAATACGAGTATCTTAGACGAGCATTATAGAGCATTCGAGTGGCAAAAGTTCGAAGACGAATGGCTAAGGTTGTACCATAGCAGTTCACAAATTGACCAACTAAAGTTACTCCGAATGCTATTGTGCGAGTATAGAAATGACAAAACGTTGACCGTTGTAACTAAACTTTCACCATGAAGGCGGTCAATTACTTGTATAGTGTTCTAATATTATTTAGTATTTAATACTTATATATTATATATTAAATTAAAATATAAATTATAATACTACTGTATATATATACAGTACTGTATATATATACAGAACGTATATAAAATATATATAAATGGAAAATCAAAATATGGGTTTTTTACATAATCTAAAGTCTATACACCGTATTGTCAGCGTCATTCTTATGTCAATTCGAGGTACTGATATCAGATCAAACCTAAAGCCCACCACCATCCCTTTTTCACAAACCTTGATAAACGTATATAATATTTAAAAAAACGTCCCACAGATCCATATATAAGACCTGAGGACTATTCACAACCCTTAAATAGGACGACAACAACATGAAACGAGAAATCCGTCACTTACTTAGCTTACTTGAGTTCCATCATCGTCAACTCAAGCAACCCAAACCGCTGACCGCAGCAGCCTCTATTCGCGCATACAGCGCATTCCACGGCCTTAAGTCACGTACCTTCAAGGTAGTCGCCGGCGAGATAACCTTAGCTCAGAATCCACGGCTTGGGCGCTCATTAGTTACTCACTTCGAGGGAGACAGTGTCGCCAGGATAGTTACATACGATGAGGACACACTGGTGCTGTACAATGGAGTACCGTGGATGCATGTGCCTGGGCTGGACGACTTGAAGGTGCGAGCGTACACCGAGGTAAAACGGTATGCTTGGTTACCGCAGTATACACCACCGCAATACGTCGCGTTGGAGAGTGTCGAGCACATGCTGACATCGCAAGAGTAACTGACAAAAATAATTTGAGATTAAAGGTGTACAAAGTCTCAAAATTAGATTAAGATATCATTTCAGTTCAAAACTGCTAAATTAAGTAACCTCAATAAAGGAGCCACAACATGGCTGGTATTAAAAAAGCATACACCGAAATCGTAGAACTACTTCAAGCTAATGATGACGCCATCGTTGCAGACGTCCTGCCTGAAGTTATCGCCCTAGCAAGTGCCAAGACTGGTGGCGGCGGTTCACGTGCTACTACATTCCACCGCAATGAAGAAGGCGTGGTTGTAGGCGTTAAGTGTTATTACTTCGGCACTTGGATGTCACCGGAAATTGAAGACTTCGGTAAGAAAGCATCAAGCGCTACTGGCTTGAACAGCATGTGTAAAGAAGGTGTGTCACACTGGACTAAACAGCAAGCTGGTTATAAGAAAGCCCAGGCTGCATTACTTGGCCAGGTTGCTTCAGGTGAAGTTGACGCGGCTGACCTACCAACAATCATGGCTGACCTTGAAGCGGAACGCGATGCGGTTGTTGAGAAGTCTAACGGTTATGGCTTCGAGACTCTTGAAGAGTTGCTTGAAGACAACGCAAACCGTGGCGTAGCTCACTAGTAAGCACACGATAAGGGGGATTAAGTTCCCCTTATTTACACCTCCACTGTCGGATATTGAAAATATGAGTGTTAAGCAACAAGTACGCAACCTGGAAGCTGCAGGCGTTGATGAAGATACCATAGTAAACCACATGGTAATAACGCACCATAAAGCTAGACAGTGCATGCGTGAGCCATCGCCTGAGCTAAGCCAGTCAGCTAGAGAAGAGATATTCTATGACACTGGTCACGAGCATACAGGGCCAGAACTAATGCGCATGTACCGCATAAGCAACCAGGAGTTGTACAAAGCTAAGTATACTGTACCACCGAAGACAAGACGACCATCGCTGGAGAGGCTCGAGAGCTTATACCAGGAGCTGCAGTGCGGCGTAAAAGTAGCTAACCCTGAGAATACAGACTTTGAGATAATCGCCGAGTATACTGGCGCGAACATTAGTTACGTCCACAAGATGCTTGCTCATCACCGCAAGCGTGAGGTGAAGCGACAAGACCTGGCACACTTAGCTGAGCCGCTACTACGCGAAGGCGTCCTGTATGCAGAGATAGCTGATGAGCTAAAGTGTAGCGTGTCGACAGTTAGCTTAATAGCTATAGACCTGGGCTTAGAGCGACAACACAAGCAATACATAGATAACTGGCCTGAGATATTGAAGTACGCAAACGAGCACAACATAACTAAGGCAGCCGAGAAGTTCAACGTAACCCGTAGTAACATTTACTACCACATGAGGAAAGACGATGACAGACCTGAATGAGTATGAGAAACAGTTGCGCGCACATGACTGGTGGCACATGATGAGCGATGATCACAAAGTGTGGCAAGCAGGTGAGGATAGCCTACGTAAGCTACAAGTTATATCCAGGCAATCACCGGCTCATCGAGAGCTTTACGAGAAAGTACGGCAGGAGATACTAGGATGCTAAAAAAGCTACTCAATATCTTGATGTTCAAGCATAAAGTGTACATCTACGAGCTAGAGGTACTCTGGCTACACGGTGAAACTCAGACACTTACGAAGCGTAGTTTGTACGAGATACACGCAACAGAGAAGGTGGAAATTCTGCTTGAGTTCAACCTCTTATTAGCGCTCTCTCATGAGGCTGTAGAAATTAAAAGCTTTAAACTAATAAAGGAGGTATGGGTATGATTAGACTACTAATACTAACGCTGTTCCTGGCTGGCTGTACCGTACCACACAACCCGTGCCCTCTAAAAGCAGGCGATAGCGTTAGGGATAAGCTAACAGGCGCACATGGCGTAGTACTACTAATTCTGAGGGAGGGCAATTGGACAGCTACATGCAAAGCCAGGATATTACACTCAGGTAAGATAGACAACTACTATGCCGCCGAATGGGAGAAACTGTAATGCAAATAACAACTCAAGTATACATGGTAACTGTAGACTCTCCATTTTATCACGGTGACAAGCAAGGTTTCCTGGCTGAGGCAGCGAAATATGAATCTGCAGGTATCGCCACAAATGAGTGGAGTGACGAAGGTAACAACTACTACATAGTTGATAGTGAACACAAGACATTCCCAGCAGACAAAGCGCGTATCGCTGAGCTAACCATTGCAGGTGTGCCACTGAAAGTTGCGGCTCCTCAAGACTTGCGCGTAGACATTACTGATGCGCTGCAGGACATGGCGAATAAGTCAATAGAAGTAGCTTTGTCAAATGAAGGTGGAGGCAACACTTATAACAACAAGTGTGAAGTACACATGCCTGGTCAAGCTCTGTCTCTATACAACGACATTATGCTAATGGAAAATGCTTGCTCAGATGCACTACAGAATGAGCTAAACAATGGCTGGCGTATTATAGCAGCATGTCCTCAGCCTGACCAGCGTCGCCCAGACTACATCTTAGGTCGGTATAACCCTAAGCGTAGCCCAACTGACTTAAACGCAGAGCGCGGATAAATAGTAGTTGTTGCTGACTAAAAAATCGTGATATAATTTTAATTTCAAAAATGAAGTAACCGAGAATAACAATAAGGAAGTGCTATCATGCAAGATCTAGTGTTAGAAATACAAGCTCGTCTAGTCAAAGCTGTGGATCGTGGTGATCCTGACGCAGAGGTTGCTTTGCTGAAACTAAAAGAACTGTCTGAACAAGTCATAGCACTTGAAGATGCGTTAGCCGTATCTAAAGGAGCTGTAGCCCATGGATAAACTAGCAGCCATCGCATTCTTACTACTTTTAGTCTGCGCACATGCTTATGTAGAGCACACAGAGCGCCAGGCAAATATTGAAAAACACAGCAAACCAATAGAGTGGTACGCAAACAAATGAAGCAACGTAAACTAATACGGCCAGATGTGTTGCACGCAATCCGTAAAAAGATTGCTATGCAAGTACCTGTAGCCAAGGCAATTGCTCAGCACAATATTGAGAACGACATAACGCGACCAACGGTGGTTATGCTTGTTGATACCTTAGATAGCGCTGAGCGAGAGCAAGACCTTAAAACCCAAGAACTAATCTATGACAGTATCATGCCTCCATGGCTAATGTTAGCAGGCGAAGCTGTACAGGAACAACCATACGAGTATAAGTATGTTGGCAAATTTCCTCTGGGGAGATGGGAATGCGAAATATAGAACCGTTCATATCGTTAGGCTGGTATACAGTACCGCTTAAGGGTAAGCTGGAAAGACGAGAAGACGGCTCTAAAACTGAACCCGTGTTCGAGAAAGACTGGCGCAAGAAATATGCTGAAGAACGTAATGAAAAAGTCTCAGGCTTAGGTGGTGTTCTAACGGGCTCTAAGTCAGGTATAATTGCTATAGACTGTGATAATGACCTGGTATGGCAATTATTCAGAAGCCTTGATCCGGATTACGACTTCACATTTGTGTCTAAAGGTAAAGTTGACAAAGAAGGCAACCCTAAGGTATGTGGCACCATCATATATACTTTTAATCCCGACTTCCCTGATAGCTTTGGCATTAACAATGACAAGTTAGCTCTAGACGTGTACAGTGAAAATGGCTTTGTATACTTACCTACGGAAAAGAACAAAACTAAGAAGACCTGGAAGACAATGCCAGAGCTTAAAGAAATGCCGGCCAGTGTACTGTCATTTCTGCTACACTTAAAAGAAAGCTCTAAGCCAAAGTTAGCTCCCACCATTGCACCTAACGTAATGACAGCTAACTGTCTCGCACCAGCGGTAAAACAGTTTGTAGATAGCGGTAAGTTCTCTCAAGGCTTATTTCGCATTATAACGCCACGTTCATTTAGAGATGAACCTCAATACGTTAATCAAGGATTTTTACACCCTGAGAACGTCCCTGAAGGCCGTGGGTCCGAATACTTAAGTAAAATTAGTGCTATATTAGGCGCAGACATTAGTATTGATGAGGAGCTATACAATGCAGCAATGCACGATATTAACGGTCTATGGGGTGACAATGCCATGGATCCTGATAGGTTGGACGCTACTATCACTAACAGTATGGTTTCTGGTAACGCTAGTATTGACGGAGTACCTATCTGGCAGTATGACGAAAACTGGTCCCAATACCGATGCATACTTCATACTAAACGTCAGTCAACTATCGAGCTGGGCTTTGATGACCGTCGTGCTATGTATTATTGTGTGGACGTTGCAAACGAGCATGTAAAAGCGTTTGGTAGAGACTCTGACATGTTCATGTACGTGAACACTTCTGTTAAGAGCGCACCTAAAAAGCCTGAACTAATACAGTCACTGCCGACTATTAATGTTACGACAGCACCTGAAAAGCCGTTTGGTTTCTACGCTACTGACGACAGTGTACGCACACTTAACTTGTTCAAACGTACGCCTGAACTAAACATACTAAATGACCCTAAGACTTATGCACAGTTCTATAAGAGACCTGAGACCATAATTAAGTTCTTAGAGACCCTGGTGCCTGAAGAAGAGATGCGGACATACTTACTACAGTTTATTAAGCGTAAGCTAACTAAGTTTGAGTATAGTCCTGTAATGCTATACTTCTTAGGTGCACAAGGTTCTGGTAAAGACACATTTGTAGGCATCCTGGAAGCTATCATGGGCAATGAGCGAGTGTCGAAGCCAACGTCAAAAGAGTTCTTAGAACAGTTTAATAGCTGGATGTTAGACTCGTACTTTGTACAGTTAGATGAGTACGGTAATCAGCTAAGTAGCCGTGACAAAGACGAAGCATTAGGCAAGTTAAAGGCGTACACAGGTAAAGAAGTAATTACTATACGTCAGATGCGTACTGAAGGTTACATGTACAAGCACAATGTTACGTTCATTAGTACAGCTAACAAGAACCCGTTCGGCTTAGAAGATGGTGACCGTCGTATAGCCTTGTTTGAAACGCCAAATAAGCTTGAAGAAGCTGAGTGGGTAAATGACGTAACAGAAGTACACGACCGCATATTTGCTGAAACTAAAGACTTCGCGTACTACTTAGCTACTGAGGTAGACATGTTGCCTAAAGCTAAGTATGTGACACCACCATGGACTGCAGGCAAGCACAAGTTAATAGCAAGCTCTATGCAAGCCGGGCCACGATTAGCTTATGCATTAGACCATGGCATGCTAGACTATTTGACAGAGCTATCTGAGCTTAACGATTGTCCTAATCTTATAAAGCAAATAAAAGAAGGTCGCATATACTCTGAGGCTCTAGAAGACTTGTATGACGCACTAACCGAAAATGCAGGTGACATGCGAATTCTAACTAAATTGATACGTGGTAAGGGTATTAAGATTCGCCCTACAACTGTCGGCAATGTTAAGAAGTTCTACTATGACCTGAGGTGTTTCAAAAAATCAACCACTGAAATGTTCGAGGACGAAACTGATGAACTATCCTAAGCCTATTATCTCTACTTACACTTACTTGCAAGCTGAGCGCTTACATAAAGTTGAATCTGAAGGCCACGTAGTTGTGGAGAAGTCTATACGCATGGCTAAAAAGAAGTTGCGCTTACTTCTAGGAGTTAAGTAATGTTCGGTGACCTACTAGTTATTGCAGAGTTTCAATGGCGTAGAGCTCTGCACGAACTGAAACAAGAGCGTATAGAGCAAGAGCGTCGTACTAAAGAAGCTAAAGACAGGTCTGAAGCTCTAGATAAAGAGTATGAGCTTCAGAAAGCTATTTACGAAGCTCGTTGTATCGATAAAGTACGACACTAGTCGTTAAACCTTGTCGCTTTATATAGCCACAAGGTATTTAACAAATTTGATAAATCATGAGACAATTGATTTATCAAATGGAGAATACTGATGATTGAAATGTTTACTAAGTTTCTAGCTGACGAGCAAGCTAATGACATGTACGTCACTGGTCCTGCTGGCTCAGGTAAGACAACAGACCTGGCAGAGTCTGTAGGCTACTGTAAAAATAATGGCGTGGAGTACGTAGTATGCGCATTTACTCACAAAGCTTGTGGTATTCTGCGAACTAAATTGCCTCCTAACGCTAATGTGCGTACTCTGCATTCATTCTTGAAGAAGCGACCGGGTATAAACCAAGATGCTACTAAAGCTGAACACGTGCAGTCTAACTTTAAGCACGGTAAGTCTGATGTAACGTCTATCATGTTCATTGATGAGTACTCAATGGTTGGTGAACGTGACTTAATGGATATACGCGACGCCCAAGATGAAGCTGAAGACAAAGGCAAGCAACTAAAAGTAGTGTGGATTGGTGATGCTAACCAACTACCACCGGTTGGTGACATGCAGTCTGTAGTACCTCAAGGTAAGTATAAACTACAGTTGACTAAAATATACCGTAACGATAATGAATTGCAAGAGCCTCTAAACCAGCTAATTAGTTTTATTGGTGGTGCGGATCCTGAACCACTTAAAGAAAATAGTAAGTTCATCCGCAATCAAGACATAATTGAGTGGTATGATAATGACGCGATGGCTGAAGATCATGATGGCGTTATGCTCGCTTTTACAAATGAACGGGTGCAGCAGTTAAATGCAGCAGCGCAAGGCTACGGCCTACCTAAACCTGGTGATAAAGTATTTAGTCCTAACACTCGTGAGCACTACACGTTCGGTAGAGTCCTGGATCCACGTGAAGTGTCGTTTATAGAAAAGCCATTTGGTAATGAAATGCTAGGCTTAGGTAGTAAGTACAAGACTCTAGAGCACGTACTAAAGAATAAAGACTATAAGTTTGTAGAGTTGTTCGACGAAGAAGGCGAGTCACGCATCTACTGCTCGATCTTTGGCCACTATGACTACAAGTTGTACAAAGAAAGCCTTATGGAAGACGCTGCGTCAGCTAACCGTAAGATCGAACATCGCAACCCGGGTAACAAAGCGACTGCTTGGGCTAGTCAAAACAGAGATGACCCATTAGCTAAGAAACGTGGTAACGCCTGGCGTAACTACCTGGCCTTTAATGAGTGCTGTGTATGTTTAGACTTTGTACACGCTATGACTGTTCATAAGAGTCAAGGTAGTACGTACAAAAACGTGTACATCGACACTGAAGACCTTGGTGTAGCCGCCAGGACTAACTACAATTTATATCTAAAGTTATTATACGTTGCTATTAGCCGTGCGAGTGACACCGTAGTAACAAACTGACTTTAGATTAAAAAGAATTTATCTTATGACTAAAAATTATTTGACAAATTTGATAAATCATGAGATAATAGACCTGTCTTTTGGAATAACCCAAAAGATAACACTGACGACACAGGAACCAACACATGGCAACTTCAAAAACACTTACTGAGTACAAAACTCCTAAAGTCTCACTAGCTTGGGTGAAAATCACAGGCGAAGGTGAAGAAGACTTACAAGGGCGTATGAAGTACTTAGCAAGCGCTGTTTTAAGTGAAGAACAGAAAGACGAGCTTGAAGCTGAGCTTAACGCTTTCTGGAAAGAAAACAAGCCTAAGGGTGCGAAGAAAATGAAGTCTAACGGTATCTCTAAAGAGATGCGTAAGACTGACGAAACAGATGAAGACGGCGATGCTATTAAAGAGCACACCGGTAATTATCTGCTTCAGTTCAAAACTAATGCAACTTGGCCTGATGGTAACCAGAACAAGATTAAGGTGTACAACGCTAAAGGTAAACCTGTTAGCCTTGGTGACACTAAGATCGGTAACGGTTCTGTCGGTAAAATTGCTGGCTCCTACGACATCTACGCTGTTAAAGACAAGCAAGGTAACATTACCAACGCAGGTATTACTTTCTACCTGAATGGTATCCAGGTTATCAAGCTTGAAGAATACACAGCTGGTGAAGTTGAGTTTGAAGCTGAAGACGACGAAGAAGGCTGGACTGGTGAAGACGATTCGTTCGAAGGTTCTACAACCGAAGACGAAGCGCCTAAAGCAGGTCCACGTTTGTAAACAGTAAGGGTTGGGAGTATACCCCGGCCGCTGAGTGCTGGCATACCACTATAAGTATGCTAAACCTAAACTCATAAAGTGCAAAGCACTATAAAGGAACATATCATGCAATTATCTGACGCAATCCTATCTGAAAACGAAAAATTCCGCTTTATCTCTGTAGTATTCGCACCGTACACAGGTACCAAAGAGTACACTTACAAAACTGTACTACCTCTCGAAGAAGGCGATTTTGTAGTTGTCTCTACGCCTAACAACCAATTCCAAGTTGTACAAGTTCGTGAAGTCCTAGATCCTCTTGAAGTCGCGCTAGACCCAAATGTCACTTACAAGTGGGTTGTAGCTAAGGTTGACATGACTCATTACGATGAGTGTGTTGAGATGGAGAAAGAACTAAGTGCAAAGTTGCGAAAAGCTGAAGTACGCAAGCGCCGTCAAGAGCTTAAAGCTGACGTCATGGAACACTTGACAGACGACGAACGTTCTGAAGCTATTAAATTGGTTCGCTTGTGAGCATACCTTACGGCATCTTTACACTGGAGCAAGCTCTAAACAAGCTTGATCTAAGTGCTCCAGTGTTTGCCGATACTGAGACTGTAGGGTTGTACGGTAAAGTACGACTACTGCAGTTATATCAGCCGCACCTAGATCACGTAATTTTTGTAGAGTGGCCAAATCCGTATGAGTT